AAATATTAGTTAAATACAGAATTTATCTGTAATATTATTTGCTTATACAGAATAATTCTGTAAATTTGCATACATAATTCAGTTATATACTTCGCAAAGGTATGAAAATAACTGAAACGAACAAAGAAAATAAGCAAAAAGTAGAGATATGACAAGAAATGATGCCCGAATGATAGCCGAAGAGCTCTTCAAATTAATGCAGAGCAACAAGGTGCTAAACGAAAGGTATATGAGTGCACCAGAGGCAGCAGAACTGTTGGGCTTACCGTTACAAACTCTCTACAATAAGATAAATGAAATTCCGCACACGAAAGTAGGTCGCCGTCTTCGGTTCGCCGAAAGTGCATTGAAAAATTACATAGAAAGGGCTTAAGTATTATGATACTTACAGAAAAAGACTATATCGAAATGGCATCCCGCATTACAGAGGGTGAGGGTTGCATCGATATTGAGAGAAATGGGGAACTCTTAGTATTTGACTACAACTTAATTGTTGGCGGTTACAACGAAAGAGAAACAAACGCCATCATTGTTACAGGCGTAGAACTCCGAATGGAGAATATCTGCTGTGTTAACGAGTTTGGCGATGAAGTACCAAACAATTTCGATGAAAACAGATTAGTCGATATGGTAGATTACAAAATTAATGTTGTTGTATAAATGTTTTAAATGGTTTTCAAGTGTGTTACTTGTGAAAGCCGCACACTTACGGGGGTGAGCAGACGGGCTGCCGCGAGGTTCGAGACCTCTCACTCCACAAACAAAGTTCTTTGACTTATTGAAACAAAAGGTTGAAAGGGAAAAGTAGGCGAGACTAACAATCCACGACCCTACTATAGGCCAAGTAAACAGATACAAGACCGATAGCCCGAATAGTCTTTACGGATTAAGGAGGCGGTTTAGGCGTCCGCAGTCGCTAAGGTCTTTACCGATAGCTGGAAATGTCCTTACCTATTAAGAAGATGGAACTGGGCACCCATCATCGCTAAGGTATATATACCCTCGCTGTAGTTAAATCTACTGCAATGGAATTGGGCGAGGGAACGATTTAAATACAACAGAAAATGAATGAATTAGTTTTTAAAGGCGAGAACAGCCAAGCACTGACAAGTAGCTTGTTGGTGGCTGAAAAGTTCGGCAAGAGACACGGTGATGTTATTCGTTCTATTGAAAAACTGTTAAAAACAGAGGATGAGGCACTAAACGCAAAGATGCGTTTAGCTTTTGTATCAACGAGTTACATCGACTCTACGGGTAAGAGCAACCAAATGTATGTGATGAATAGAAAGGGCTTTTCTATTCTTGTTATGGGTTACACTGGCGTAAAAGCTTTGCGGTTTAAAGACGTTTTCTATGATGCTTTTGATGCAATGGAGACGGCTTTAAAAGAGACACAACAGAAAAAAATGTCTGGCGCAGAATACCTCTTACATCAAGCTCAACTTATGGTTGAGCAAGAAAGACGCCTCTCTACATTAGAGGGCCGAATGAACGCCCTTGATAAAGAACGAGAGGAGAACGGCAGGTTACTTCTTGCGGTGCAAGTATCGCAAGAGAAACTACCCGAAATCTCCACAAGGGATAAGATACGGCAGATTGTCAATAGATACGCTGTCGCCCAGAATATCAGCCAGCAAGATGTCTGGCACAAAATATACGACCAACTATATTACCTCTACCATATTTCGGTAAAGGCATATAAAAAAGAGAAACGGGAAACGTATTTAGATGTTGCCGAGCGAAACGGCTTTATTAATAAAATCTATATAATAATCTCGAATATGGCGAGAGAAAGGAGGTCGGCATGATACTCTTTCAAATTATAATGGGCATCTTAGACATCGCTTTAATATGCCTTGCTGTACATGATTTCCGTGCTTTATATAAAAGTACGAAAGAAGAAGATTAATCGTATTAAGTTTTAGTTTTTGCGCCCGTAAGGTTCGTGAGAATATTGCGGGTTTTTAATTTAAAATCAACACAACAATGGAAATAAAAACAAAATACAATGTAGGTGATACACTCTATACAATAGAGCACTTCAAAATCATTAAGTTTGAAGTCGCCCGTATTTACATTTTCACTTATGAAAGTGGAGTAAATATTTTTTACTCATCAAAAAATTATATCGACCACAACGAGAACGAATGTTTTCAGACAGAAAATGAGTTAATTAACCAATTAAAAAATATATAAAATGGATTCAATTAAAAAAATAATCAACAGTGTAAAGGTAGAATTTTATGCCGAGAACGGAAAGTACACTGTTCGGGTTAAAGACAACGAAGAAGCGACAAGAAAGCTACTCGCAGCTTGTAAGAATAAATCGGTACGGGCTGATAAGCTGTATTTCTTCATTAAGGGAATTACAGAGAAAATAGAGAGCGGTGTACTTGATAAAGAAACAAACGGTACTATCAGTTTCGAAGACGATGTGCCCTCTAATGAGAACCCGATAATACGACTTGGGGAAATCGTTCAAAGACGGTACGGTAGAAACATCGAAACAAAGGTGTTATCCGTATTAGGAGATGACCACTGCCCGCTGGTAACGGTAAGAATAACCTTACCAAATGGCGAGTATGAAACCGCATCTGCGGGTAATCAAAAAGTGGTAAAACAAATAGCCGCAAAGAAACTATTAAAAAAAATCTAAAAAAGCAACGATGGAAAAAACATTGACAGGACGAGAATATAGTATATCAAAGCTATTTGAGAACGTGGGGGCAGGAAACTATCTCCACGTTCCTTTATCTCACTATTCTCTCGGAGCAGTGAGCCAAGAGAGAACAAAACAGAATAAATACGCCCAGTGTAAGCCGATGAACGAGAAATTTTCAACTTCAACGACTTTGAAAAAGGGTTACATTACAATTTATCAAAGATATTGATATGGGAAAAAACATTAACCTCTCACTGAAAGATATTCAGGAGAAATTGAAAGCTCCAAAAGGGCAATACAATAACTTCGGTAAATACAAGTACAGAAGCGCAGAAGATATTCTTGAAGCCGTGAAGCCCTTAGTGGTGGAACAAGATTGCGCTCTTACGATTTCTGATGATATTGTGCTTATCGGAAATAGAATTTACGTCAAGGCAACCGTGACATTAATAAACGCTGATGGGCAAAGTATATCAACGACAGCTTTTGCTCGAGAGGAAGAACAAAAGAAAGGTATGGATGGCTCGCAGGTTACAGGTGCATCCAGTTCTTACGCTCGGAAATACGCTCTTAATGGGTTATTCTGTATTGATGATACAAAAGATGCAGATGCACTAAATACATCTGCCCAATATACAGAGCAGCAAAAAAGCGAGCAAAACCCGACAGACCCGTATTTGGAACAGGCAATTGCTAACATCAAAGTAACATCGTCGACAGAAGAGCTAAAAAGAATTTGGGAAGACTGCACGGTCTTCCAGACAAATAAAGAATTTATGGCAGCTCTTTCTGCCAGAAAAAAAGAACTGAAAGTATGATTAAGTTAAATCAATCAAGCGTGGTCTTTACCCAAGAAGACCACCGCTATTTTCTTGACGGTAAGGAGCTGTCGGGTATTACTGGGCTTATCAAATCGCAGCTTTTTCGCGATAAATACAAAGACATTCCCCATTTTGTGTTAGAAAAGGCTGCCGAACGAGGTACTTTGGTTCACGAAAGCATTGAGTTGCTCGATGGTGGATTTACTCCATCCGAATTAACTTCCGAAATAGAGAATTACAAGCGGATTAAGGCTGAAAACGAGTTAACAACAATCGCAAATGAGTACATCGTAAGTGATAATGCGCATTTCGCAAGTGCTATTGACCTCGTGATGAGTGATAAGGAAGAGAATATTATCCTTGCCGACATCAAGACTACTTCGGTACTTGATAAAGAATATTGTCGCTGGCAGCTCTCTATTTACGCCTACCTCTTTGAGCTACAAAATCCCGAGCTGGAAGTGGGCAAGCTCTATGCCCTTTGGTTACGTGGTGATAAGGCAGAATTTGCAGAATTGGAGCGGATAGATAAAGAGATAATAAAAAATCTCTTACAATGCGAGGTAGACGGAGTACAGTTTATTAACCCTCTTTTAAAAGAGGATGCAAAGGTACCCGTTGAAATTAAAAATGCAGAAATAGCGGTCTATACCCTTATCAATCAGATTAAGGAGCTTGATGCAAAGAAAAAAGAACTTTCAGCAGGTCTTCTTAAGCTGATGCAAGACAATGATGTGAAGTCTTACAAAGGAGAGTATATTACACTCTCGCGTAAGGCGGCATACACAAAGAAAAGTATTGACAGTAAAAAATTGGAAGATAAATACCCTGAAGTCTATGCAGATTGCATTAAGACAACAGATTACCCAGAAACATTACAAATAAAATAATCATGAATCAAGTAACAGGTAGAATAGTTGTCTTGGGAAATACCGAACAACTAAAATCAAAAGACGGAAGTAAAACCTATTATAAGCGTGAGCTTGTGTTGGACGCGACAAAGTTTGACCCCTATACAGGTGAGCGTAGTTATGAAAATTTCCCCACATTTGAGTTTGGTGGAGACAAATGTTCAGAGCTTGACCAGTTTAAAATTGGTGAAGTTGTAACAGTGTCTTTTGACTTGCAAGGAACGAAGTATGAGAAAGACGGTCAAACGAAGTTCTTTACTCGTGTACGTGGATATAAGGTAGAACGTAGACAAGTGCAACAGCCCGTTCAAACGCAACAATATGCGCCACAGCCACCCCAGCAAGGTAGTACTCAACAAAACGGGTCTGATTTACCCTTTTAAAAATGGCACTCTTTGACTTATCAAACCCACTCGACAAAGCCAACTTCTTGCTCCGTGCAAAGAAGCTGGTCGAGTTGGGTAAAATAGTAGAGCTGACAGAGAAGAAACCGAAAAGAAGCTTACCGCAGAATAAGTATTTACACGTTATTCTTGCCTATTTCGGAACTCAAACAGGAAATACGCTTGAATGGGTTAAACAGCAGTATTTTAAAAAACTTGTGAACCCTGATATTTTCATCCGAGAAAAGGAAGACAAATATTTGGGAAAAATAAAAGTGCTTAGAAGTAGTGCTGACCTTGATACCCGCGAGTTCACTTTAGCGATTGAACGTTTCCGTAATTGGGCAGCACAAGAGGTTGGGGTGTATATCCCAAGTTCAGATGAACACTACTTAATCCAACAAATCGAAATAGAAATTGAACGCAACAAGGAATATCTATGACACTATCAGAACTTAGGCGCAAGCAGCTCGACCACGAGAGATATATGCGAAACCGTGAAGCGAGAAAGGAAAAGCAGAAAAAATACTACCGTGAGCATTGGTGGGAGTATAAATGCAAGCGGATGGGTATGGAAGATTTGTTAACAACCCCATAAAACAAAGTAACATGCGCGGTCTCAACTGTGTTTAAGCATATTAGCAGACATTAACTTAACGTAGGGGTTGCCCCTACTTTTGGATAGGTGGCGGAATGGGTAGACGTACCCTCAAATTGAGGGAGGCATATAGCGTGAGAGTCGCGATGTTAAACGCTTTATAAGTCCGTGTAGGTTCGAGTCCTGTCCTATCCACTCAAATTTAAATCAAATGTATTACATCAAAAAGAAGAAATCAGACAAGCCGAAGAATCGGCAGCCAAGCCAAACTACTTTGGTAAAGAAACTCGATAAAGTATTTAGTCAGTATATCAGACTTAGGGATGCTTTTCCCAACGGGACATTTCGGTGTATCTCGTGCGGTCAGATAAAGCCGTTTGGGCAGGCTGATGCAGGGCACTATCATAGTCGTAGACACATGAGTACACGATTTGACGAGGAAAATGTTTCGTCTGAATGCAGATTTTGTAACAGATTTTCGGCTGACCACCTAATTGGTTACCGAGAGAATTTAATCAAGAAGATAGGAATGCAGCGTTTCCAAATGCTTGAAGCCAGGGCACACAGTACAAAGAAGTGGTCATGCTTTGAGTTGGAACAACTTATCAAATACTATTCTGTCTTAGTTAAGAAACTAAGCGAGGAGAAAGGGATAAAGCTATGAGCAAATTTATTCCACGCAAGATTAAAAAGGCTTGCAAAGGCGCAACTCTTGTTTACAACAACGAATGTACGCTTATAAAGGTGCAGTTTAAGCACAAGCACAACACCAAATGGCAAAGAAAAGCCTTTGCCTACATTGTAAGACAAGAAGGGGCTAAGCTCAAAATGATAGAAGAAGATGCTTGGTTAACATTTCAAGAAGCCGTAAAAAGATACAGACATGAGCAATTCAATCCTCCCGTCCTTGAAAGAAAAGGACTATAGAAAAATTATTATTCAATTATATGGAAAGCAAGCGTGGCAGGAATACGTGCAACTTATCCGTTTGAAACAGAAGAAATACAACCTAACAAGAAAAGAAATATGGAACGATTTTATTTTACATTTATGATGAGTGATACCAAGTATCACAACTGCTATCACGTAGAGGAAGCCAAAAGCTACGAAGAAGCGCGTGATAAGATGGTAGAGAAGTTTGGAACGGGCTGGGCTTTCCAGTATGACGAAAGTCAGTGGAAAATACCTAAAGAGCAGTACGAAAAGATATATAGCCACGACCCGATGCTTCCTGATTGGTTCGATGGTATGACACAAGCGGATTTATTTAACTTAAAGGAGGTATGATGAATCAAATAATAGAGGAAGCTGCTTTAGCACATCAGAAAGAGTTTCCAATAAATGATAGTGACGGTTGTATTAGTGGTTTTGAAAATGGCATGCACCATCAAAGCTATAGGTCTTTTATAGCAGGTGCTGAATTTGGTAAGAACGAAGCATTGAAAAGGGTAAAACACCGACTCATGGTATTGCTTACAAATATTCCACACAGTGAGGAATATGTAGACCCTGATTGGTATACGGGAGAGATTGATATTGTCATTGATGAAATAAATAAATTATTAAAAGAACTATGAAAAGAGTAAATGAGCCTAACAAATACGGACTTATCAAAATTGACTTTGATGGACACGTCAAAGCGTGTTTCAAAGTAGAGAACGGATGTATCGTTGTCTTAGGTGCTATGGATGGCTACGGAGTACCAATCAAAATAGAAGATTAATTATGAAGAAATTAATTTGCAGACTATTTGGGCACGTGCATGTAGAGGAAATGTACGCAGCCCCACTTGTTGATAAAGAACACCGATACGTAGTAATAAAGGAATGTAATTGCGCTCGTTGTGGGAAGAATATATCTTTTGAAATGAGCGAGCCAATGTCACGTGCACAGCTATTGAATGAGGGTTGGTTTATTCAGGCCAAGCCAATATGGATTTCACGTCCTTATGCGAAGTATAAAAAAGGTAATTGGAGGATTGAAAGATGATTAAAGCATTGTTATCATTGTGTATTATTTCTTCTATACCCCCTTACATGGCATTCGCCTTGGTAAATTGGGTATAGTATGGGTGGTGCACGTAGATGTGATTACACGATGTTTTTTTATCTTGCTTTTGTGACATTCTTCCTTATGTTTTCATTGATTTATTTTGAGAACGAAGATAAATTTTGAAGATTAAAACAGTATGGTATCAATATCAGATATAGAAAACGGTCGGTATTATTGGGAAACCGTAAACCCTCACGCAGATAATACGGAAACTGCAAACGATTACAGAATGGATTACATATACAATAGCGTTTAGCGGATGGGTTGTAGATTTAGCAGGCAATATTAAACGGTTCGGGAAAGTTGAGGACTTAAAGCTACACGACTGTGGTAATGGAAAGTGGGCGGTTTACTCAAACGGTCGACAATTAACAAATGTCTTTTTCAAATGAAAATAAGTGATGATATTCTCACACCCTTTTCTCGCCCGCGCGACGGGTTGATATTGGTGTATCTCATGGCAAAATCTACTAATGGGGTGGTGGAAACGACCTACCAACAGATAAGCGACGATACAGATTATACAAAAATGCAAGTACGTTCCTCTATACAAAATTTAGTGTCAAAACACGCACTTAACACGCAGATAACACGCAGAGGGTTGATTATAACTATCAGAGAGATAGATACTTGCGGAAATAAAAAAATAGCCAATAACACGCAGATAACACGCAAGCAACACTCTAAATCTTCGATTGAAGAGCGTAAACAAGCATTCTACGATAGTATTCGTCCATTCGTAGGGAAATACCCCAATAAGATGCTCCGAGAGTTCTTCGATTATTGGAGCGAGCCCAACCCCTCGAAAACGAAGATGCGCTTTGAATTGGAGAAAACTTGGGAGATAAATCGGAGATTATCAACGTGGGCAAATAGAGAGAAACCAAAAGGTGGGATGTCCACTGGCGTTAAACTCGACACAAAGGAAATGAATTACGACAAATCAAACGATTGGGGCTAATGAAACAGATAGATTTCAAAAAACAGATAGATTATTTGGGCAACACGGGCTACATTGGGCTGCCTGCACAAGTGAAAATACATATTCCAGATGCACGTGCTCATTTGCAAAACGGATTAAAATATTTCTGTGGAGAAAACGCCAAATGGTTACCCGACTACGAGCCTATTGTAGAGTGGCTGAAAGATAATAAAGGACGAGGACTACTATTAATGGGGTCGTGTGGGGTGGGGAAAACACTTATCGGAATGCGCATCATTCCACTGTTAATAAATTATTACTGTCGGAAAAATGTAAGCATCTATACAGCCCAAGAGTTAAACTCTAAGCCAGATGAAATTATCAGCAAGCACATTGTCTATATTGACGATGTAGGTACAGAAGATATTAGCAATATCTACGGAAACAAGCGTATTCCCTTTGCTGAACTTGTGGATGCTGCCGAGAGGGACGGTAAATTACTCATCGCTACAACCAACCTTGATAAAACACACTTAACAGAAAAATATAAAGATAGGGTAATAGATAGACTGGGAGCAATAACACGTGGCGTATCAATCAAAAGTGTCTCTATGAGGCTAAGAAAATAAGTATATGTACACGGAGGTATCACTTTCGATGGAAAGTTTGGTGATGTAGAGGAGATTATTCCTCTTACAGAAATTCCTGATTATTGGTGGAAATATAGAATTGTTGGTTTCGACTGTGCTCACTGGAAGGACACAGAAGAAAACTGCCCTTTTGAATTTGTAAAAGAGGAGACAATGAGCTTACAGAAGCAGATTGAGAGATTAATTAAACTAAGATAAGTAAATTATGGAAGAAGTAAAACTGAAAGTTGGAGACCGATTTCAGCAAGCGTGGAGGGGTTGCACAAAGCCTATGTACTTTGAGGTACTTAGTCTGAATAGATATAAAAATACATTAAGAGTTAAATGTACAGGCGTTGAGGGTTACTCTCACGAGGAAAATTGGGACGACCTTGACGTAACAGAGAACTCGTTTACAATAGGCGAATATAAAATTATATAGATATGGAAATATTATTAAAACAAGGCGACCGCTTGCCTATCCCCGAGGGGTGTAAGGCGGTGATTGAGGGTGATGTAGTTCTCATCAAAGAAAAAGAGAATGAGTTTAAAGATGGGGATATCCTTACAAGCAAGAGTGGTTTTTTGCGGTGTCCGTTCATTTTCAAAGGATATGATGATAAAGGATTTTATAAATTTTATGCAGGAATGGCGTGCGGAAACACACTCGCGGTATGCAGAGAAGACAGTGAGCGATGGGGCAAATCGGAACTATCATACGCCACCGATGAAGAAAAACAACTTCTCTTTGACAAAATGAAAGAGAAAGGCTTACGATGGAATGCCGAGGAAAAGTGTGTTGAGAAGATACGGTGGAGAGCGGGGCTTGAAATGACCTATTATAGTTTAAATTCGAGGTTAGAAGCAATACCGTTTAATGAGGACTTCTGCGGATTTGATGATGAGGTATGGGATAGCTATAACTATTTCCGCACCCAAGAGCAAACCGAGAAAGCTGCTGAGGTGGTGAAAGAGGCGTTACGTAAATTTCATGAAGAAAACAAATGAAATATGAAAAAAACATTGTCTTTTATAAGTTGCGGAATTGTACTCCCCTTTGTGTCATTATATCTCATATTTGCTTTCATAATGTGGGATATTTGGTGGCCGGCACATTGTGATGTGTTTACAAGGATATTATTCGTTCCGCTGTTAATTCTAACACTTATAGGATTTGCGTCAACAGTACAAGAAGAGATTTATGGAAAAGAAAATCATCCCTAAAAACTGCACTATGCCCACCTATCATTGCTCCGACGGGATAGATACAGTGAATTGTTGGACTTTCCTCAATGAAAGGTTTGAGGAGTGCCCTTACAAGAATTGTGACTTTTACAGAAAGAAATAGACTGATATGGTATATACTCATGCAAGCCTCTTTTCGGGCATCGGTGGTGCAGAAATTGCAGCCTCGTGGCTCGGATGGAATAATGTATTTCATTGTGAGATACAAGAATTTCAACGGAAAGTATTAGAATATTGGTTTCCTAATTCAATTAGTTATGAAGATATTACGAAAACAGACTTCACAGAATGGCGAGGAAAAGTCGACATCCTTACAGCAGGCTTTCCTTGTCAGCCCTTTAGTCTCGCAGGCAAGCGAGCAGGAGCGGAAGATAACCGTTATCTCTGGCCGGAAATGTTACGAGCGGTACGCGAGATACAGCCCACTTGGGTCGTTGGCGAAAACGTTGCTGGTATCCTCTCAATGGTACAGCCCGGCGAGGAGGTTAAAGTGGGACGTACAGACGCTTTGTTCGAGGAGAATTACATATACCGAACAGAGCAGCAGTTCACAATCGACGCCATTTGCGAAGACCTTGAATGTGCAAGATATTCAGTCCAACCGTTTGTTATTCCGGCTTGTGCCGTCGGAGCACCCCACAGAAGAGACAGGGTATGGATTGTTGCAAGACTTAATACCGACACCGATTGCCAGCGATGTGCAGGGAGGGGCAGTCAAACTTACAAAAGGGACAAGGCTTCGAAACGGGCAAGTGTTTTCCGCAACACTGAAAAACCTTGCGGCGAGCAAGATGTTGCCAACTCCGCAAACGCAAGGACTGAAAGTGTGCAACAAGGACGGAAAGACAGAATTTCTGAGCTTGGACTTACTATTGACACCAAGTGCGAGCGATGGGCTAAGGGCTGGAATGAGTATGGAAAGTCTGAAATCTCACAAGAAAAAGAATGCCGAGCAGAGCAATTTAGCGGAACAGATAGCCCACAAGGTTGGTGGCGGAACTTCCCAACTCAATCCCCTATTTGTAGCAGAAATGATGGGCTTTCCTTTAGATTGGCTGACCTTACCATTTCTTTCCCAAAGTGGCGAAGCAAAAGCATCGAAGCGTTAGGAAATGCGTGGGTTCCGCAAGTAGCCTACGAGATTTTTAAAGCAATAGAGCTTTCCAATGTTTAAATAATTGGAAAGAATTACAAAATACAAAATCCCTAAAAGTATGGACGCACAAAAATTTGTAATACACTGGCTCGATAGCCATTCAAAAGGCCCCGTAATACACGATGCCGACTGGCAGCACTTTGTAAGCATTGTCGCAGATGCTTGCGAAGCATATCATCAACATCAAACAAAAGCAGACAAATGAAAACGTACGTAATCACATTATCACAGAATTTTCCTGCAATGCATAAACAAGCAGGGAAACCTACGAATTTCAAAGAAAAGTTCCTGCGTGGTGAGAAAATACACACCATACGGGCGAATTACCCTCTGTGGGAAAAACGCATCAAGGAAGTGCAAGATGGGCGTGCCGTGTTATCAGTTCGACAATGGACAGGTAAGCCATATAGAAGCAAGCAAGTAGAAATTACAACGCTGACGGCAGAAGATGAAATAGGTGTACAGACTGCTCGTATAGTAGCTGGAATATATTTGAAGATAATTTTCGGTGAAAACTTCGAACATTATTTTGTATCAGAGGAAGAACGCACACTGTTAGCTAAGAATGACGGGTTATCATTGGAGGATTGGAAAGAATGGTTTAGATCCTACGACATAACAAATCCCTTAGCGATTATTCATTTTACAAAATTCAGATATTAAAATGAGCAAGGTTAAGATATTAGTACAATTCAGTGGCGGAAAGGATAGTCAAGCCTGCCTAATTAAGGCCGTAAATGATTACGGCAAGGATAAAGTTACGGCTGTATTCTGTGACGTGGGGTGGGAGCATGCAGACACATATACCCATATCCACAACGTTTGCGAGCAGTTGGGAGTAGAATTGATTACGCTCAAAAGCAAGAAGTACAAAGACTTTGTTGATATGAGTATCAAGAAAGGACGTTTCCCATCATCGCAGCGTCGGTTCTGCACTTCTGAACTGAAAGTAATACCGATGATTGATTACATCCTCTCGCAGGATGATAGCTTTATTATCATTCAAGGAATACGGGCAAAGGAAAGTGCAGCACGTGCAGGTTATGATGTAGAATGCTCTTATTTCAAAGAGTATTTCAATGATGAAGTGAAAGGCTTGTATCACAAGAAATCGGTGCTCGAATGGTGTAAGACACACGATGCAAGTGTGCTACGTCCCATCTTCCATTGGTCGGCGCAAGAGGTAATAGACTACATTCTTGCTAATGGTCAACGTCCCAACCCCTTATATGAACGTGGTTTTGCCCGTGTCGGTTGTTTCCCTTGCATTATGTGCAGGAAGCGTGAAATACAACTCATATCAAAGGACAAATGGGCAGCACAACGATTGATAGAAGCGGAGCGGAGAATGAAAGACGAAACAGAGAAAGGCTCGACTTTCTTTTCACCTGGCTATATTCCTGCCCGCTTCTGCTCTAATGGTAAATACCCGACAGTGCAGGATGTATTCAAATACGTGAACCGCAATGATACTCAGCTCGATATGTTTGAACCTGAAGGGGGTTACAGCTGCATGAGCTTATATCACGGACTATGTGAGTGAAATTATCATTAAGTTAAATTAAAACTATGGATAAAAAGAAAATGATAGAATGGATAGGTACTCACAATGTGGGAGTATCTTCAAAAACGATGTGGGTGGCATTGATGTGCCCTAATAGCATAGAGTATGAAAGCCTGAATTATGATGTTCCTCATGATACTGATGATTTTTCCCGATGCTATGACCTCTATAGATTTGCACAATTAGATTTGAATGACTTGCGTAAAATAGAGAGCGTTTTCCCCTATTGGAAACCTATCATTGACAAATGGCACGACCTTGCATCTGCATACCTTGGGAAGCAAGGCGTTTTGGAAATACTGAACAGTAAACACGACGAGGTGATGAAACTCAAAGGTTTTATTAAAAAGGGAGAAAACTGTTGGGAAAAACCAACAATGAAGTGAAACCATTAAATATTAGAATTATGGATAAAAAGAAAGCAGAAGAAGCAAGAGACCTGTTGAGTGAACTTGCAAGTGTACAGGACATCAAAGATGCGATGGGAGAAGAAGAGAAAAATTGGTGGTCGTTTCTTAGCCCTGACACGAAAAGATGGGATGGGGACGGATTAATAATGCCTGAAATCCTGCGAGAGGAGTTTACGAAAGCCGTAGACAGAAGTATTGAACAATTAGAAAAACAAATAGAAGAATTATGAAAGCAAGAATTAAAGATACAGGAGAAATTGTGACGTTAAAGTGCCTGAATGTTGATGGTACAGCAATAGATACAAGAGGTCGCTTTTATCATCAAGGCCATATATTGGAATTTATAGAAGAAGGTAGCGAACCTATTGACTGGGAACAGCGCAGGTATGAGATAGCAAAAGAAGCGATGAACGGACTTTTGTCTGCTCCTGTTGGTGATGGAGTTAATCCAAACCCAAGCTTCAAAGATATTGCAACGTTTTCTGTGATGCTTGCTGATGAGCTAATCGCAGAACTAAAGAAAGGAAACGAATAATGGCAAGAAAAGTAGAAAGCCTAAAGATTGGCTCAACGTTCCATTACAACGGTTTAAAGTGTCACGTTGTAGGCTTTTGCAATACCGTTGAAGACGGGCAAGGAATACGGCTAATCGTTTATAAACATTGGCTCAAATACAAAGGATATTGGAGGTATTGTGTTATAGATGCGTGGGAGTTGCAATTGTGGTTTGATGATGGACCGCGCAAATGCAGAATACAGAAACGCCTGACGGAGATAAATAAATGTGTATGACAGAAGACTATGTGTTAAACCTTATAACCAAACTCATCGAGGAGAGAAAAGAAAAGAATTTAACGCCTTTGATTTTACCAAGTATAGAGTTGCACCGAAAGATTGCAGAGCAACTTCGAGATAGACTTAATACTTTGGCAAAGGATGGAAAGATAAAAGCGACAAAGCTCCTCAATGATGTTGGGATAACGCTACCATAAAAAGCCCCGCTACTCACCACGAGCGGCGGGGCAAAACAATAAAACAAAACAATGAAAACTAAAAAAGTATATATGTCGCGCCAATCCCGATGTATGGCTCTATTTGTTTGCTTGTCGTCCCATAACCTACACCAGCACTTATTCCTACCCCCCATCTTCGG